GACCTATTTTGCATTCTGTAGGCATAGCAGTTTCAGGATCACAGGCTTCATACCAGGTCTTTGCGCAATAGAGACAGTGATCACTCTCGTTAAAATTATGATTAATCATCCTTTCGTCTCCTTTAAACGCTCGTTGAATTTTTTATCCCAAACCCATTGACCCTGATAACCACATTCAGAACAATCTTCTAAGCCTGGAGGATTCAAGGCTTGACAATCACGTTGATCACACTTCCAATAATCACGGTGAACGTCAAACACTGTTAAAGGATTGTAAGCAGTTAACGCCATATTCACTACATGCGACCTAGTGCCTGGATTCTTCTCCAGATACCTATCTATCAGATCAGAGAGTTTCTTATCCATACTGATTGATACGGGCATAACGTGTCGTCTTTTATGACCCATTATTAAAACTCCTTTGGTTTAAGTTCAACCAAAAAATCTAATATTTCTTCTGCAGTTACAACAGCGTTTTTATCCATTGTAGTAATACGCGTTAAATTGTAGATTGCTACCTGTACTTTTTCTTTTTCTTTGCGATTCATAGTTCCACCTATACATAATCACTGTAAAACTACTATATAATATTATACTTGTATTTAGAATGTCCCTGAAACACCATACTATATTATAATACCTAGAATCCGTTATACCTTTAATATATATATAATGCTAGTAAAAACATCTTTTTTAAGCGTGTAAATAGGGGGGTTTCTGCGTTTCTGTGCGTTTTAGGTGCGTTCTTCTGCGAGTCCCATGCGTGAGACTGCGTTAGTGGTGCCTTTTGGTCCCTTTTTACCTGCTTCCGCAATCATGGGTAATACTTTAGATGCTAAGGCTTGCACGTACCATGGACTTCCAGAAAGTTCAGAGGTTATTCCATGCATGAGAGAAAGTTGAGAACCCTCCTCAGATCCTTTAAGTTCTTTAGCAGCATTGCCCATTGCTCCAGCCCAGAATTTTTTAAGGCTCTCACGCGCTTGTGGCAGCATAAATTCCTCAAAATCAATTAACATCTGTTCTCGAATCTTTTTAGTGATAACATCCAGGGACATTAACAGAGTCGCGTCAGATTCAGAACTTTTCAACCAGGACTCTATTTTTTTTTGAGTTTTCAAAGGGATCCATACCGTGTAAATTGTAAAATATAAAAAGAATGAAAGAATCCAGATCAAGAAAAATTGTTGATCTGTCATTAGAATAATTTATCCTTTACATAATCTGAACTAATAGAATATCCTTTCTGAAGCATGCATGATATAATCCAGGCCCCACCCAAAGTTCGGTAACGTAGACCAGTACCCAGGTAATCTTGTGCGTTAGCTCTACATTCACCGAGAGCAGTTTGAAAGTCGTGTGATGCCTCCGTTACTGGATCCAGGATCGTTTCCTTTACTGCTTCTTTAGATTCGTCTATCATATCCTTGATTAATTTTTTTAAGTTTTCGGGTATATCTTCCAAAACGTCTAATAGATCAGCCATCATTTTTAGGGCGTCTGTTGTTTTGTCATACATTGCCGCTAAAACTATTCCCTTGGGTAAATTCAGATCAACGGCCGGTACCACCTCGGCAATAGCAATTAGGTTATTCATGGCATTAACTCGTTTATCAAATTTGGATAATCCAAGCCACATAATACCCTGGATAAATGGAGTAAATACTTTGATTAATTCAGGGGTGATAAGTTCCCAGTTAATTTCGGGTACTTCTATTTTTTTAGCCATCAGACTCGATACCCTGTCAGAAGGCATGATATTGCCCCATTGTTGGCACTCTCTGTTGCCTGGATCTTAACCGTTGAATTTGGCGGGATCATGAATTCATACATTTTGGGCTGAGTTCCTAAATTAAAATCAGTGACAACAAATTTTTCAACGAATAAAGCAGTGCCATCAACGTTAACGGTATAGGATAGAATCTCAGCAGCAGATATAGCAGACCAATCTATACCTAAAGTTATCCTGGTTAAATAAAATGCTGACGGATTAGTATAGGATAGTAGGGTGACTGCTGATGCACTAAGAGCCTGACTTCCACTCCATCCGTAGATATTACCACCCTTAGCCCTGGAGACTGATTTAGATGCGGCGAGGGTCATTATTCATAGATCCGACCAACAATAACACACTCCACTAAGCGTTCAGTACTAGAACCATCGTTTCGAGCTTCAATCTCAACATTAGATCCAGGGGGGAAAAGAATATTCAAATATTGTTGTGTGGGCATACTAACCAGGGCTTCATAACCCGAATAAATTATATTCCCATTAATAGAATATCTAAAACTCATGTCATCCCCATGGCCCGCTTTAGATCCAATAGCAACTTTGGCAATAATGTAACCTTTTGCAGCAGTAGTAAAAGCCAATAATGTGGTATAAGCTGAGGTACCCGTTACACCTACACTTCCAGAGAAGGCATAGACATGTTCACCAATTACCGAAAGCCCCTTGTTAGGAGCGACAAACTGAGCGTTAGACCCTAACTTCTCTCTAACCATGCAAGGCTTACTCGAAGTAAAGAGTTACAGACCCAGCACTTGCAGCCATAGAACCGCCGCCACTAATCTGAATAGCTATCTGTAGATCTATATTGTTAACTCCAGCTATACCGAATGCGACAGGAACGGAATTAAAACCGACTGCACACGCCGTAGCTGCAGAAGTCCCTCCAGCTATTCCCATAATGGTAAAGTTCTGTTCGGACATATTACTTCCTAGAAGTCTGCATACGACCTGGTATCCTTTGGCATTAAATCCGTCAAAGGCACAATCGACCCTGGATATTCTGGTTGATCCTTGTGGAACCTGGATATTACCAAGGTTGCTACTGTTCATATTGTCAGTTAAAGAAAAATATTCTTTATCTGTGGGTGTGCTATCGAAACTTCTCTGTATAGTTGTTACCATTTTATAATCTGAAGTAAAGCTTACTCCCTCCTAGTTTTAGTTGTGGAAACTGCCTTCGTGCGAATGCTCCAGCAGCCGCAACAAGTCCAGCAGTAACTAATGTCTTTCTTCCTGGTTCGGAACTGATCAAGTTGATTGCATTACCAGCTAAGGTATTGAATGCGGTTCCTAATTGACCATCCATTACGTCCTTAACTACACCTTCAACCGTTGAGGTAACAGGAAACCCGTTAACCCCTGACGTAGTGGTTTTACCAGCGTTTAGGTATGCAGCTATCGCCAAGCCACTAGCCATACCGCTAATACTTGGATGGGGAATTCCTTTTCTCATATTTCTCCTTTTTGGATTATTCGTGTATGCCCGACGGGCTGTCTTTCGAACGCCGCCGATCCTGGTTGTGCGCTTTCTTTGTGTAGAGCGTTTAGAAGCTTTAAAAGCGCGCCATCCCTTTTTGAAACCCATTCGGGCATACTTCTTAGGGAGTCCAGGCTTGGGCACATCCTACCCACATATGGTTACCTACTTATATTTGCTGGTTGAACCCTTCGCAGTTAGGACAGGGATATTGTGATCCTGGTGTATAATAGATCTGCCATTCATGTTTACACCTGGTGCATCTTAGAATAGCTTCCTTTTGATATTTATTCATAGATCCTTTATCAATTTAATTACTTTCATAATTATAATAGCTTCTCTTTCTATTTCGTCAATTCCTTTAGGACCTATTTTGCATTCTGTAGGCATAGCAGTTTCAGGATCACAGGCTTCATACCAGGTCTTTGCGCAATAGAGACAGTGATCACTCTCGTTAAAATTATGATTAATCATCCTTTCGTCTCCTTTAAACGCTCGTT